AGTGCGGATATGCAGCGTTCTGCCACTGTCATCATCATATGGAGACTCATCGAACTTAATAATAGCACGTTCTTTGTTGTCATCGGCAAACGATACAACAGTTCCAATATCATTGGCAATGCCCATACCCCAAACACCTTCTACTCGCGTTCCTACCTTTATTATAGTCATATTATACCACCACAATCGCGCTTTTCTTTTCACGATATTCGACGCCATGAGCACGAATACATTTGAAACCATCCGCGCCACCGAATTCTATTTCTTCGTTAGGTTCAAGATCAAGATCATTCATCATCTCTCGAGTTACAAGGGAGTATCGACCTTCAAGGAGATCTGCAACCAGACCTTTTTTGTATTCAACAGTGATCTCTTTTGAATGGGAGATCAACGAACCTAGACCGCCTGACTTCAGGTTGTCCATACAGAATTCCGAATAACGGCCGCCTTTTGAATCAGTAGTTTGGAAAGCAGGATTGTACATATTTTTAGTCTCTTCAATTAATTTATACATGTATTATATCACGGATGTGGTTCAATGTCAACAACTATTTTCATTATTTTACACAAATATTTCTATGGGCACATTAACTAAGTTAATACCCATGTATTATGTCGAGTACCCGTAAAATACATGGGTAAAATGTCTCATTTGGTGTGTTTACACACATGGCGGAATTTAAAGCCGGGGCAGGTACAGGATAGCTTTCCTTCGATATCAGACACAACATAAGATGCATCTTTGCTTCCTTTGACAACCCAAGTCGTCCCTTCTGGCACAGACGTATCGGGCCGAGTCCGTAGGGTACGAAACTTACGACGAGATTGACTGAATTTCTTCATGGGATTGATGAATTCTTTGTATTCGCCGCCTGAAGGTTGATAACCAACAAGAGCACCGTTGCCATTAACGTGGTACATACCAGAGGGGTATTCCCAGTCAGTGATTTCTTCTAATACAGTGATTAATGTCATTATACGTCAGCCATCGCAAGTTTTTCTTCTAGCGTCAGGGTAGGTACAACAGTAGGGGTCATGTAATCCAGGGCTTGGGCATCAAGGAACTTGTCCCAGAAGTCAAGGTTTCCATCGTTATCACATACCGACAAGTCCCAGTGTACGGAAAAATCGGTGGGTGAATTTGTATAAGTCATTAACATAATATAATCCTATAGGTTTCTTAGAAGGGTGATAGCGTCGATAACTTTGAATTCTGTAATGGCGAATTCTAATTCAGTCATCAGTGCTCGTTTCTCAACCACACATTCTGTACGATTCCTTTTCATTATGATGGCATCCACTAGTTCAGCAGCGGCAAGTCGTTTATCCATAATTTTGTAATTTAACATAATATAATCTGTTTCTCAATTTCTATACAAGTATTATATCATGGTTTGGGTACAATGTCAACAACTAAATGCATTATTTTACACAAATATTTTTATAGGGGTATTAACTTAGTTTATAACGACTACGATCTTTTATCGTGTCTAGTGCCATCGAATACACATATAAAATAGCACCCATCCGAGCCTGCGTGAACCCGATGGAAGACTCCATCTTCTATTAGAACAATATCACCCGATTTGACCGAGTAAGTACGTTCATCAAGTTCAATTACGCCAGAACCACTGACGAAATGGTAGACTTCTTCTTGCCCTGCATGAGCATGACCTGACGTGCTTTTTAAACGTTTCAAGTCGGTCGAGCTGACAACCAAGTTTTTCAAGCTGGTGTTGTCTGTTACAATATAGCGGTCGTCACTCTTTGCGATTTGGCCGCCTATGTTATCTATTGACACTTTCATCTCATCTTACCTTTTTATATAATCATAGTATATAGTGTTTCTATTCTTTGTTGGTATACCAGCCGAGGAATCGAACCTCGTATAGAAAATCAAAGTGACGCCTTGACAATGAATTTCCAGCAACCATGCGCCGGTGTAAATTGGCTCCAAACCTAGGATTCGAACCTAGAACACTTGCATTAACAGTGCAATGCCCCCACCTAGAGGGCCCGTTTGGAATGAGTCTCGTCTCTCCGAGCGTCAAGGTGTTGTCGGCCCCTTCTGCGTATTTAATTGGCTCAACCGTATTTTTTTATAAGGCAGTCGAATTCCTCCTTAGATGATTACATAAACACTTCATCAATTCCGTATTCGAATACGGCGTTAATGTAACATAGGTAACACCATAAGTGTTATAATGCAATACCTATGTTACTATTACGTTAAAGATTACATGTAATATGTCGCGGCCGCGTTGTCATCACAAATTAACTCCGATAACTTTGAAATATTGGTGTGGGTTATCAACATTTCAAAGTTATCTTTGTCTTCATTCTTGAACTTCGATTTACCCTTTCGAGTATAATCCTTCTTCTTATCTCGCATTACAACCGACTTGTTGTAAGTACGAGCATGTTTTGCCACTGGATTTTTCATAATTCTTCTCCTGTTATTAGAACATTTTTAATCAAACCTATATTGTTGAAGATCATTCACTCGAGGAACACCCGAATGTATTTCTGATTTCTTATACTTGTATTATATCACATATATGGTACGTTGTCAATCTTTTTCTTATCTAATTACGATCTATAACTTCATTTTAGCAGGGTTATCCTACCCGAGCTTCATAGCATTCAGTGTACTCGGTTCTATTTTAAACTAAACGATTCACCACAACCACAGGCCTGCCCTGCAAGAGGGTTGTTAAACGTCAACCCCGATTCAAATGCCTTTTTAACATAGTCGACTTCCATTCCATCGATCAACAGTATAGACTTTCTGTCAACAAATATAGATACGTCATCCCATATGTCTACAAACTTATAATCAAGTTCGTGTGGGTTGTCAACGAACTCCACGACATATTGATATCCTCCACACCCAGCACCTTCTACACCAAACCGAACACCGACAGTTGTATCTGACCTGCGCTTGATCTCCGCTTTAATGAATTGCGAAGCATCTTTGGTTAAGGTCAATCCCATCACGTCTGCCTTAGGTAAGGAATTGCCGAATGTTATTGTCGGTTCGATATTCATATTATTGCCTTCTAACTATATTCTGGCCAAAAAAAACCCGCGACATTTCTATTGCGGGTTAATCATTGTCTGTTATTAATTATTAAGACAATGCAACCCCTTTACATGATTTCTCATGATTCATATTATGTTCGAGTTGTACAAGTAACATTGTCATCTAGCTATAAATGGCGATTATTAACTTTTTCTTGTATGTACGCATCGCTTGCTTATTAGAATTTTGAATCCAAAAGTTACCAACGTTAGTGTTCTGAACGATGCTCATCTTAGGTTCTGAACTATTCGACCAAAGCACCATCTTCTTATCTTCTTTTGATGGACGACTTTCCCAGCCATTATCCGCGAGTAATTTCTCGCCCTTCTTTCCTTCCATAGACGTCTTTCCTTGCCAATACTTAGCATCGCTATAGTCGTCAACCTTTTTAACGAACATAGATTTCAGATACGTTGGAATCTTGCGATCAGATACGAATGCCTTATTAGTCTCCATATCCGGGTCAGATAGTACTTTCTTTGCCTTGGCTTCTTTAATTTGTGTACCGAACAATTTGGCGGCATCAACAATATTATCAAATTCAGTGTTCATTCTTGTTTTTCTCTTTAGTTAAGTTTAGTTTATTTATACCGATTACATTTTAAATTTTCGACGCCATTTGAACACTGAACCAACGCTCTTTTCGTTCATTGCATTGGCAAGGGCGTTTGTTCTAATGGTGTTGCTCTTTTCGGAAACCCGAGCCCAAACCTTGGATACAGCACTTTCCACGCTTCGTTGCATCTTGCCTCCATTTCCCTTGCTTCCGGCCAATGTTGACATATCGTGTTTCATATTGCCAGACCTCAATTCAACGAAGAACTTGCCATTTTTGTTGACGCCAACGTGTAGTTCATAATCATTACCGCTTGCGTCTGTAGAATATATAATCGACTTATTAACTTCGACTGCTTCTTTACGAGGTTTCTTTTCTTTGGCCATCATCTTACTAACTTTCAGTAATGTGGCCTTATCCTTCTTAGAGATAGAGTCGCGGGTAGTCATGGCAGTTTTGCCTTGAGGAATCGTAGCTTCGTCTGTGTCTGTTTGGAATTCTTTAAATGACTTCATGTTTATACCTTAATTTTTGGGTCGCTGGATTTAAAATCCTTCTTTCTCATTATAGTCTTTGTGATCATTTCTTTATCTTTTGTTCTATCATTGATAACGAACGGTATGTTAACATCGTTGGCTACATCATGAATAACCGCTTCAAAGTTGTCGGGAAATTCTGCTATGGACTTGCCTAGTTTCTTCCAAGATTTTCGGAACAAACTGATCAGCTCGGCGGCAGTAATAGGTTTTCCATTTCGTTCATCGTTCATTCGATCGGCGAAGTGTCGCGTGAATGATACATCTATATTCGCTTTCTTAAATAATTTGTCGGCAAACTTCTCGACTTGATCAAGTTGATCTTGCGATATTTCTTCCCTTAAATATTTAAATGATTTCATTTAGTTATTTATATGATCTAATAACTCTAATCTGAAATGATTCTTATAATCCGTAATCCTTTCGATATTCCAGTTCTTCTTCCATAAAAAATCTCAGCTCGGACTGCATAGGGATTTTCATATCTGGGTTCAAAAGAGTTTGTATGTGCCCAATATCCATATCCATCAATTTGACATAATGAAGCGGTTCATCACCGGCTATTCCATAAGTACCCCAATCGAGCCATTCTCGGACAACACATATATCATCATCCATAGTTATAGTTAAATGCTCGCCTTGTTCCTTATTGACACTGGTGCGAATATAATCACAACCGCCATCAAGAAAGTACTCTTCTCCATTCTGATCTTGGTGTCTCACAAAATCATGCCGATGGCGTGAACGAATCACCGTACCATCAGGGGTTAATAGTGCACTAAATAGCATTTTATTCATCGTGACACATTTCCAAATGAGGACATCCAATAACCAACAATGGCAAGAGCATCTTTCCGGCTTTCTTGGAAAAATTCTTGTATATAATTGGGTGCAGCGAACATGTTGGTAATACCACTATCTCGCAATTCATCAAGATAGATCAGATGTTCGTCAGTGATAAAGTCGCTTCTAGTTTTCATAACATTTCCTTTGGAAATAGATTTTTCTTGATAGCGTATTCGACAAAGATACCAATGTCATAACAGCTGTCAACAGCACGGAGTAACATGTCTCCATTACCGATAAGGCAATCAGACTCTGTCATGAGCCATTCACCATACGCATCTTCTAGATGTTCATTTTCAAAAATCGTTTCAATTGCAGTTTCTAAATTCATAATATTTCTCTTCTTTTCTTAATTTCTATACATGTATTATATCATGGTCTAGGTACAATGTCAACAACTATTTTCATTATTTTACACAAATCTTTTTATGGGCACATTAACTAAGTTTATAACGACGATATTACATCCTGAGCACAGCGCTTGACTATTCGTTCCCTGAGATTACTGGTACTGAACGAATGCTTGCGATTATTGTATACAATTTCTATATTTCGCCCTATACAGATTTGCTTGCCTGTAAATTCCTTGTCTCTGTACTCTTCCCCGATAAACCTCTTATCTATCATATATGTGAGCATTATATCCTCAACATCAGTCTCTCGTGCATAAGGTATGATTTCATCGACATAAGAGCAACCTTTCAGCTGCACATATCGTTCAAATACAGATTGGATGGGGTAGTTCTTCCCAGGTCTGTCAAGTGTCGGGTCTGTTTGAAGACACACAATGAGATGATCACATTGCGACTTTGCTTCATGTAACATAGCAACATGGCCGGCATGAAATAAATCGAACGTACTGAATGTTATACCTACTATCATTGCGATACACCACCTTGGCTTTCTTCGCCATATTTGATTTCCCACATATTCAAGTTTCTTGTCATGTAATCAAATAACAGGTCGCTTTTAGTAACACTCCAACAATAGCTGCCGTTTTTCGACACGATGATGCTGTCTTCGTGCGGGCTTTTGTCGTCATAATCATCATGCTGTACATAGGTAACTTCAAAATTGTTTGAAAATTTTCCATGAACAACCTCAAACATATGCATCATCTTTTCTTCAGTTGTTAATTCATAATTAGTCATTACATTTTCTCCTGTTCATCAAAGCCTCGGAATCGAACGAACCGAGGGAATCTTAAACTATATGTGTCCTTATCTCTGGATTGAGTGATGGCATCTGCTTTTATTTCTACGATACCGATAGGGTCTGTGGCATTCCATATAAGGTCGCGCATTGCGTCAGTTAACCCAGAACCAACGCTAACAGAGATCTCTTTGCCATCGTCAGTACCAGTGCATACCAGTGCGCCCAAAGTACCTTCATATTTTCCTTCGCCCTCTTCCAGTCCTGTGACTATTAGATCAACAGTAATAAATGGTTTCAATTTCAACCAATGGGCAGATCGTTTACATTCATACATCGATTCAAGGTCCTTTAGCATGATTCCTTCATAACCGCCATCGATTGCCTGTTGATTAATTTCCTTATATCGTGCCCGACCATCATCTGTATCGAGATCAACAACTTCACTAGAAAGAAATCGAACGTGTTGAAAATTATAAATCTTACCACAATGTTCCACGATACTAGACCGAGCAACTTGATTTAATGTACTTTTGCCGTCAAGGAATTCATCAAGTGGTAATATGTCAAATACATGAAGCACCGCGTCACCCGCATCAACGTCACTTGTACGATTGACTTGGGTCATCAGATCTTGAAAGTTGTCAGACATAATCTCCCCGTCAAGCACGGTATCAACAGGAAAATCCATCTCCATAAGTTGATCTTTTGTATGACCAAAGTTATGAAGTTCTCGGCCATTTCGAGTCGTTTGAATGACGCCGCCTTTATTCGCCTTGATCACTGTCAGAACTCTAACGCCATCAAGTTTGATTTCTATCTGTTTCTTACCTACGAGTTTCTTTTCGTGCTTAGCACTATCATGAGCAAGCATACATGCAAATACCGGTATTGTATAGTCTGGGTGTCTCTTGGCCTCTTTGACCGCTTTGTTCACAGTCGATTCAGTAAACCCGGCTCGCATATCTTGAATAAGTATATGACGATACCAGAAGTCCCATTGATCTTTACCAGCAGATTCCATCGCTACAATGATGGCATCCCTTGCGGCATGACCGGTCAATTCACGGTTGGCAAGAGCGGTAGTTAATTCGGCGAACTTGTCCCAAGCAAGGTCTTTTTCATCGTCAAGCCCTACATTAGACCATGGGATTCTTTTGACACCAAAGGTGATAAGGGGATGAAAAGTAAGTTTTAGGCCAGCGAAGAATTCGTCATTGCCAGATTCTGCTTCCTTTCTAATAGTCTCTTGTTTGAATAGTTTACCGTTATCACTTTGTAGGTGTAGTATAAGTTTCCAAGGTTTCATTTTAAGTTCCTTTACTTAGATTCGATAATTTCCATATAAGATTGATACATATCTGCCTCGACCCATTTGAACGCTACATGGACGTCTCCGCCATTGTACGACATCTCCAATTCTACTAAATTCCGAATCATCTTCTCTTGGTTCAAATCCAATAGGTCTAGCAATTGCTGGCCTGTTTCCTTGTCATTTATCATTTGAGGTAACTCACGTGGGTTAATGTATATTCTTCGGTGATATCTTCGTAGGCACTTCGTTGAAGGCCTGAGGTACGATATAAAGTGGTTGCGGATGGGAGACCAACTAGAGAGCAGGTCGGGCCGGAGTCTGTTTTTGTTTCGCAGACACATAAGAAGATACAATATGTCGAATTTGATGAAGATTCATCAGAACCTAAGTATTTGTACAATCGACCGGGTTGGAAGCACTTCCCTTGCTCGGGAGATGTTGCTTTTGGTTTTAGTATTAGTCGCATAATATAGTCTCTTTCATTAATTAATACATCTATTATATCATAACTAAAAGGGCTTGTCAACCCCTATTAAATTAAAATAAAGGTTGACAAGCCCTTGAAAGTGTGTTATAATAACTAAGTGGTGCCGAGGTAGGTTGGTGTACACCAAGTATCTAGTCGAACTTCCTTGCCATTAATGTATCGATGGGTATATTCGCACTAATCCAACCCCATAATTGCGTTTTAATGTCAATCATCTTGTTGACTGGTTTACCTGGCATCTTGAGAGTGAGGTATTTGAAATCCTTTATAGTACCGAATATGTCTCCCTTTTCCTTTGCACCACGAAATGGTTTATCAAGGGTTGTACTGCCCCTAGCTTGAGTACCACGGATAGAGTCAGTGTTCGAATCCTTCCCTGATCTGAAATCCTTTCCATCAGAAGTTTTGAAAAATATCGTATTCTTTTGGTTGTTAAGTATAACGTGAATACCACCATTCATTCCAACAGGTATCTTATTCTTGTCTACTATGTCCCACATAGTCTTTGCAGCGCCTTCATGAGTTTCAAACATTATATTGGCAGGAACAACTCTTTCTCTGGCTGCGTTCTGCTTGATCGCTATCTTATAATCAGTCAGTACCCAAACTAGATGCACATTGTTGGGGTTATAACCCGCATCATACATCTTTGGTAGAGTCTCATTGATGCTATCAAGATCTTTTAGAGTAACGTCAAACATTATATTGGGCAAGACTTCTTTGTTCTGCATCACACTAATCATCTTTTTCAGAGTCTTGTCTTTGATCGCCTTTATCTCGATGAATTGGTGCAGTTTGAATACATCGGCGGGTTTCTTTAAGTTCAGGCCGCGAAGCTCGGGATATTTCTTCTTTAACTTATCGATTTTAAGAAATGCGAGCTTCCATTCGTCAACATCTCGAATTTTATAATCCTGAGAGTTAATGAAGTTTTTTGCGGCAAACCCTTTTCCACTACCTGCACCACCAGCAAGAATAACGATTTGGCCGTATCGAGCACCTCTGTTGATCAGAAGGAGTTTTTCTTGAAGTTCTTGTTGCTCTACGAGATGTTTCTTAAAAGATAGCATATGATTAACCGATGTAAAAATTTAGTTCGAAGGTTTTTGCTTTTGTTTCCCGATTGTAGATTTGGACTTGAAGTTTCTTTTTAGATTCCTTGCCCTTCTTATCAAGTAAATTAAGTGTATAGCGATTAGTTTTTCCACGGCCTGGTTTTCCAGGACCTGTTGATACATCATTCCATCGAGATTCATCTTCGATAGTAAAGCCTTTCTTCTTTAGTTCTTTCTCGACTTCTGCAAATGCGCCGCTCATGGTATCATGATACAATTCATAAGAATTCTTTGCTTCTTTGATAAGATCTTTTGCGTTGACACTCATCGAACCATTCTTGACACTTACGTTGATTGTGCCGTTGGGATTAATCATATCAACCACACCGCGCACTTTCTTTGGAGATAAAGAATCGTATTTGTTCGCGTTATTGATAGTTACAGCATCGCCCTTGACGAACTTTGATGCCTCTCTTATTTGCTTAAACGATTTCATGATTTCCCAATGTAGTTGTTGTGGTATAATTAGTATTATTTATAACAAAAGAGCGCTTTACTTCCACGATTTAAATTTATAGGTTATATAAACACCCGCCACGAATATGGTTACTACTATTGCAGCCAATATTATCATAACCCCTAAGACAACACAACCCCAGATCGATTCTATTTTAGAATTCTTATTATGTCTGTGCATATTTAATCCCAGAGTGATTGATAATATTTGCCGAACAATTCATACCCTTCTTGTATGCGGTCGTTGTGTTTTTTCATTCCAGCGTAATCACACACACTCGTATGTAGCGGCCCGTAGACCAAGGCCGTATAGTTATTTCCTTCGGTCGGCGCCGCCCATTGCAAATCTGTCACGCCGGTGTAGTATTGATCTTCCCAGTTGTCGTCGAGGGTTTGTTCGAATGACCATATCATCTTATCCAGGGTTTTCGACCATATTTCATAACCGGCATCTTTTTTTAGTTGAAACCCTTCGGCAACAAATGATGCCTGGGGTGAATATTCCTGCTCGTCGACAAATTCCGAAGGGTATCCATTTTTACTAGCCTGGAGTTGTTTCAGCATCGGGATAATGATAAGAGCCAGAGTATTATTCATACTCCAAATATCAAACGAATCGATGTGTATCTTAACTCTTCGTTTACGTTTCTCGTGTATCCAATCACAAGTGTTTGTAACCCATTCAGGCATCTTGGCCCCTATTTCATAACACCTATCCTCGGATACCCCAATATATTGCAACAAATCCGCAAGCTGGTAGGGCCCGAACCAATTTATGTACGGACCGATTTTTATTTTCATCCACGATCTCTCGCTTCATTATTCCATCTTCGGTTTTCATAATGTGGATTTTGTGTCCACATTCCACATAGGTCAAGATATTCTAATTCGGGGTAGACGAGTCCTTCAACGTCAGCCCATGCTTCCATCTCGTCGTTTGTTTCAACAGCGCGTTCTTTCATCTTATTCATTTCCGCTCCAAATTTACCGCCATGAGGTATTTATAATTATTCATAATCAATCTGCCCGGCATTCTCTTTGAGTATGTCTATCCAGGTGGTGTATTTCTCCTGACGCTTAAGATCATGAGCGGTTGGTTCTTCTATTCTAGTCAAATCCATATTATGAGTCATATCAGCAATCTTCACTCGTAGAGCGATCGGATTTGACATGACTCGACACATATAATTGGTATATTCTTCGTAGACAGGCTTTTTTATCTTGGTGATCGCTACAACCGCATCTACAACTGTATTGCTGAACCCTAACTTGATTAAAGTCAATGCAGTTATATCACAGTCTTCGATAACATCGTGTAGCAATGCTACCATAACGTCATCATCTGTGGCCTGGGAGGGGTACATTTCCTTGACAATAACTGCCACTTGACGAGGATGCATGATGTAATCATTTCCCCCTTTATCGCGTTGTCCGATGTGTAGTGTTTCTGCTACACTATCGGCTTGACGCGGAGTATTCGTTTTAATCATCATATTATTTTTATTCTCAATTTCAATACATGTATTATATCACGGATGTGATACAATGTCAACAACTAATTGCAATCTCCTTATAATTAGTTGTTATATAGGTTATTAGGGGCAATGCCTTAAATTCAGGTCAGGACCGTATTCTTCCTTGTCCGCTTGCATCTGAAGGTCAGTTGTTCGTTTATATTGTTCTGCGTAATACAATTGGGTCAGGCCTGCCTGAGTCAGATGTTTTAAACACTGCCTGCAAGGAGATAGAGTCGTGTACATAGTACTGCCTTCTATAGAAATGCCTGATTTAGCCGCGAAGATGATGGCATTCATCTCTGCGTGAATTTCGTGGTCCGCGCTCCATGCGGTATGTTCAGGTCCATGTTCGCTCCATACATCACAACAGTTGGTGTGACCCTTGGGCGTGCCGTTATATCCCGTTGATATAATTCGATCATCTTTAACGATAATTGCTCCAACTTGAACCGACACACATTTAGAACTTAACGATACCTCTCTTGCTATATTCATGAATTGTTTGTTGCTAATCATTAATCCCACTCATCGGATTTTGCAGCGTCCGCCACTTTATCTCCATAATATTTTTCAAGATACTGCGGGCCATCGGTCCAACAATTGTAGTTCTCGTCCATTGCATCAATCTTAGCATTAAAGGCCTCGGTAGAAACTTTACGATTCGCCAGCGCCTTTAATCTTGACTTGATGGCAAGTCTCTTCATCTTTACCTTGAATTCGGTGCCACCCTGTATCTTAGTAACAGCAGAAGCAATAAGATCGATTCTATTCTTCATCTGCCCATCCCTCCGACATTTTGTTAAATCCCATTAGAACCAATGCAGCGCCAACCGCGGCCAGGGTTATCATATATTCAATAGGTGCGGTATCTATAACACTTGCGGCAAGCATTATCATTATCATTCCAATCACAAATCTAATCATTTTATTTATCTCTTAAGTTAATTTATACATGTATTATATCATGGCCTTGGTACAATGTCAACAACTATTTCGTCATTATATAGAATTAGTTGTTATATCGATATAACCGCTAAGATGTACCCAGGCGAGCCACAAGACAATAGCACCCATAACAAACAAGATATATTTAGGGAGGGCAAAAACAATTCTGATTGCCAATAGAACAACAAGAGCGTATAAACCCAGCTCTACGAATGGTTCTGCCATTTCCGCCCAAGTAAGATAACCTTCTCTATTCATTGATTTGTTCCTCGATATATTCATTAGCCGAGATCATGAACTCCTCAGCTCGGGTTTCGTTGTTCGCGTCGAATACGGTAAATTCAGACTTAAAGATCGTAGGTTTGCCATAATCGTCATAATGCATAACCTTAACTTCAAGCTTTTTGTATTCATCATCACGAGGTCCGAATGCAAGGTAGCGCCCGGGATTTAACAGTGATCGTGCTTTGATCAGCGCCTCCATCAGAGGTCTTACTGTCTTATCATGTGCTATGTCAAGAATTGTATCTTTTTTTATCTTTACTTCTTCTTCTTCAGGTTTCTCGAACTTCGCCACTGCTCTGGCCTCGTCTATGTCTGAAACCGCATCCATTAAATCGTTGAATGACGCTTCAGTTATTAAATCTTCGATTGTCTTTTTCATAGATATCTCGCTCCGTATGTATCCCAAGCGGTGACGCAACCTTCATTATCATCAAAAACATTCCCGCGAACACCCTTAGCTGGAGCTTTCCATGATGCGGCTTTAAGAATGTCACCATTCATCATATTGACAAATGAATGCACCGATTCTGGTTGATCAGTGCCAGGCCGACACTTGATGATCTTGGCATATTTCTTGCCAAACGATACGATGATATTTGGAACTGCTATTTGATATGATCTATTTTCATAGTGCTCCTCCGTGAAGGCCTGAAGCGTATCTGCCATCTTTTCTATTTGCTGTTTAACTGTATTCATAATATATTCCTAAACTACTTGAGTAACAAAACCAAAAATCGAAATGAAGTTGAGAGTAACGAGGTTCCACATCTTAGCATCATAAGACTGAACTGTTAACAGTACCAAACCTATAATCGCAAGAGCAGGATTCATAGTGAAAGCGAACGCTGCCATCAGCGCAGCTCCTATGTAACCTGATATCTTGGGTAGTTGTAAATTCATAATTCCACCTTCTTCATTTCAGCATCGTATTCTTCTTGAGTCAAGAACACCGCGTCTTCGTTTGCTTCGGTGTTGTCTGTCCAGTTATCGTCATAATCATTCATAATAATCTCGTTTTTCTCAATTTCCATACATGTATTATACCACAATCCTGGTACAATGTCAACAACTAAATGCACTATTTTACACAAATATTTTTATGGGGGTATTAACTTAGTTTATAATGAAGGGTCTTGAATAACTTGTATATGATAGGGTTATCCTACACAAGTTTTATTTGATGCAGCGTGCTCAGTTCAGGTTTTCATAGGTCAGTCGGGCCGCCTTTACCATTGTAGGGCCGGGCAGCGAGTGCTTGACAAGTGTTTGCCTGTGCCAGACTTGCCAATTCTACTTTTAGTATTATTATTTCGGCCATTTGAAGAGATTCTGCTCTCAAACCGCCAACTTCACCGATCAAGTTGTTCATTTCCTTACTCTGTTCAAAGTAAGCATACCCGAACAATCCAGCTAATAATATAAATATCGTCAATGGCCGTTGAACAAGCAATTCAATTAACGAGTTCCAATTCATATTAACGCCTCTCTTTATGGTTTATATGGTTTCTCGACATTATTTATAAAAAAAGGCGCCTGAAAATCATCAAGCGCCTTTAAATGAGGCGGAGGGCTAAGGAGTCGAACCCCATATTTCAGCGTTGGAAACTGACGTGTTACCGTTACACCAGCCCACCAAGTTCTATGCGGTGACTATATATTCTCCTTTATTGAATACCTTATCGGCGTCAACTGCGTTTACTTCGAACTTGTGGGTACGATTCACTTCGCTGAAACCATGTGCAGCACTTACCCGCCCGCGAATCTTTGTATATCCATTATAAGACGAAACTCGAGCAACCCTATAACCCGAGTTAGTTTTAGGTGCAATGTCCGCTCGTCGAAGTTCACCAGAGGGCATGCGTACTGTTATTAATGTTGTAATCATACTATATTTCCTTTCATTTATTGAGTAACCATTATATCATAAACTATATCGTTTGTCAACCTATTTGTTGCGAATATAGTCGTTTTTCTCCACCGCCGAACTAAGGACACTTAGATCAGCACCCATAAAGGTTGCATATGCAAGTAAAGCCGAGGTGTCCTTGGGGAAGCAATGACCGCCAAATCCGCGATCTCCATCAGGTCCTGGGACTTTCATATGTGAACTGCCAACTCTGGTGTCTCGGGTCAACATATCGGTGAATTGTTCCCAGCTAGTGTTTGTGTGAGTTTCTCTGTGGAGTTCATGAAGTTCATTCATGAATGTAACCTTTGTAGACAACCAACTGTTGATTGTATATTTAAGGAGACTTGCAGAAGCAATATCCACCTTAAATGTCGGAACCACCTTTACACTACTATGATTAAGATATGCTCTTTCGACAACTTCGCAATCACTTAGTTCGCCTCCAAGTACTTGCATTGGGGGATTACAGAAATCCCAATGAGCATTGGCCTCAGTTAGAAATTCTGGATTGTAGACGATAGACAAATCAGACCCTCTTGACATGGTTCTAAGATGGTCTGGCGTGATCGTGCTCTTGATCACAACAATGCCTCGATACTCCAATTTCTCAAGTTCGGACAGAACATCATAAGTGATAGATGCGTCGACTTCTCCATTCTTGCTTTGTGGTGTTGGAAGACATAAGAATATAATTTGAGGTTGTGCCAGGACGCAGTCTTCGATAGAGGTCGTTGTGTGTCGAGGGTCAACTACAAGTTGTTTGACGTTAACATTAAAGCCGTGGGATACACTTCCACCTACAAACCCCTTACCTACGATACCTAAGGTTAATGTTTTCATCGTGATTTACCTCGTACTAGAGCGACGACGGTGCTTGTCGCGAATAAAGAAAGACACCAGTACCAGAAACTATATGTAATGTTGAGATGAAAGGCGTTGATGCCTAACCAAATGACCCCAAAAGGCACGGCGATAAAAATTGCTATTATTAGAATTACTGCAGTTGCCCATACAAACGAACGCGTCTTCATGTAAATATATCCAATTAAATTAATGTAGATACATTATATCATAAACGATGCCGTTTGTCAACCTTTTTCTATTATAGTTTGTTTATTCCACAATCGATGAACCCGTCTGCTGGGGAAAGGATTGTGCATTCTTGATAATCCGAGAGTACGGTGATCATGCAATGGGCCATGACGTCTTGGGTGGGGAGACAGATGTAATAAACATTTGTCGTTCTATCTTTGAGTACGTGAGCGCTGCCTATCAATATCATTTCCAGCCCGCCGTAATTGTTCTTTGCGGCAAAATCTCCACTCGTTAGAGTGGAGAGTGCTACCAATAATGCTATAGATAATTTGTTAATTCGTGATCGCATTTAAAATTTCTTCTCACTCTAGACTTAATTTCGTCTCTGTCATATATTCCAATGTCTCTCAATATTCTATTATCCAATTTCATCAAATCCGTTTGAGCTCGACTGACCTGTCTACGGCACTTATATTTACATTTAATGATACTTGCAACTTTGCGGATTTTACTTACCATATTGATAATCGCGCCCTTCTCTACTTTCATGACTCTCTATTGTCTCGGTTATTGTTAAGAAATGCTGTTCGGAATTGAACTGCATTCGTTAACATCTATTTCCGATTATAGAAACTCATACCCAAAAAATCTTTCAACCATTGTAATTTAAATTTGATAGACAAACCCATCAACACATAAAATGATGTTATCGTCACAACACCGCTCATCGCCGCTTCTCTATATTCTGTCATAGAATCTACGAAGAATATAGTAAATACCGGGCCCATTATCAATTGAGCACTCCATATTAACAAGGCCTGCGTTTGTCTTTTAACATTTGTATAGTAACCTTTCAATATGAAATTGACCAACATACCCAACATGAAGGTGGTTATTAAAGCGACGATGAACCACGGGTTTTCAAACAACAATAAGAAGTTGTATGCTATATTATTAGCAGAGTCTTGAACATTATCTATGTCTATAATGTGAGACATACCTATATTTTCCTATTATTGGCAGATGAGTCACGTTTACTTCTAATGTCATTTAATTTTAACATTGCATAAAAAGTTTTAAGGCACACCACAAATATTACAAGAAGTAACAGCTCTATCATTTTAAAAATCCTTTGCTCCGAATAAATACGATATTGATAATATGATCGCGGTGCTTGCAATAGAAACACCCAACCACTTGATTGCCGAACCTATCAACTTCTGATTCGCCATTTCTATTTCAAGTAGGCGAATCCTATCCAATACATGGTGCTCTTTATAATGAGACAAATGTATCGCTAATTTATCTACTGCTCGCTCGAGCTTGTTTGCAATATCAGATGCACGTTCTTCCTGCATCTCGAGCTGACTTAATCTGTGTAATATATCTTGATCATTAGACATTTAAAATACTCCTTAATAGGTCTAAATACATCTATTTATAATCACTTAAAATTCAGGTCGTCTATAAATTGTATTTTTGGTGTGGTACCGGCCCAGTATTCACCTTCGGTTTTTACAACTTCAATCTGCTTCTTAAGTTCATCAACCATCTCTTTCGTTAAGGTCATGATGTTCATACGAAGCAATCTATCACAATCGTCGTCGGTTGCAACCATCATCGATTGAATCTGTTGTACCACATGCGCTTTTGACTTTCCTTTAAACTTCACATCGTCTGCAAGTACGGCATTCACGAAAGCGCGTTTCAGTAATAACCACCGAAGTTGTTCCTTCACTTTGACTAACTTAGATTCGATACGTTGATCAAGTACCCGCATCTTGAAGGTGACAAAATCTTTTATCAATTCTCGTTCATCGTCATATTCTTTAAGATTACCTTCGGCATCGATCACGGTAAGATTCTCGGCATACGACTTTTCGAGTTTAAACATCTTCTGAACCTTCGCTTCAGTGTTTAATGTCTTCGCGATCTTGTTGCTTAACTGTATTTCAAATTGAAAGCCGTGGGTAGAACATTGGTCTGAATATCGCACAATGTTACCGTCATCTTCAATCTTATCAAGTATTTTGATATACGTCTCACGATCATAACCGTATGGTATTTCCGTGATAACAAGTTTTGTAGCGGAGGGACGTTTAAATACACCGTAAGATAAGAATCTGTCTGTAGCACTATCATATGATGTGGTGCCGTTGAAGTCAGGAAATGTTATAGGTAATCGCTTCGATATTTTTCCTTTACTGATATATTCTTTACAAGCTTTGATGATGTCTTTCTCACCACGCGGCAATATGTTTGTTGCAAAACCTGTAGCAATACCTTTTATTCCATTAGATAACACAAGTGGAATCACTGGAATGTAGTACTGAGGCGGCATATGTTCGGGGTCTTCGTGTTCGGGTGACAGTTCAAGATCTTTGATGTACTTGTTAAAGTTCGAGTGGAGTCGTGTATAGACGTAGCGAGCTGCTCCTGCTGCCTGTATCTGTCGAGTACCAAACGAACCGCGACCTTCGACGAGACATATATTGTTATTCCAACTTGCGGCCATCAATTGGCCCGCTCCTGCAGCAGAAGTCTCTCCGTGATTGTAACCATAGTCAGATATGATACCCGATATAGCAGATACCTTCTTATATTCCTTTGATGAATTCACGATAGAAGAATAAAGATAAAATCGCTGTACCGGTTTCAAACCATCAACTGCACTTGGAATCGCTCGATTCTCTATAGTGTACATTGCAAATTCCCGAAGCTCATTATCAGCTAATTCAGATAATTTATACATTTCCGTCATAATATAGTTTCTCGTTGTTTACAGTTATCAAAATGCCATCTACCCATCGTATTCTTGCCACCAATTTTGTCACAATGCGGGCATGTTACTTTTTGCTTCGGCTTACCCTTGTGTGCTTTAGACATAGCCGCTCTGGAATGTTCTGTAGCTTTACCGGATTGCTTATGTTTAGCTTTACCAGTGATCTGTTTACAATTGTCAAAATGATATCTTTTCATTTGGCTATTGCCTCCAACCTTACTACAATGGGGACA